GCCAGCTCTGCTGCATCAGCTTCCCGATGTTGCCATTCCACCACATCCGCACAACGCCGGTCTCCGCGTGCCGGTTCTTGGCCACGTTGAGCTCGATGGTCTCCATCTCCGGCCGCTCTTCCTCGGCTTCCTTCTGCTCGTAGTAGTCAGGCCGATGCAGGAGGATAATCGCGCCCGCGTCCTGCTCGATCGCGCCGCTGTCACGCAGATCTGCCATTGTCGGCCTCTTGTCCCCGCGGCTCACGTTCTCACGGTTCAGCTGGCAGAGCGCAAGCACCGGAATCCTCAGCGTCTTGGCCAGCGCCTTGAGCGAGGCGGAGATCTCCGTCATCTGCTCATAGCGCGGTTTACTCCGGCTCTCTTCCGTGCAGCTGATCAGGCCGATGTAATCGACGATTACCAGATTTAGATCCCGGATCTGCCGGGCACGCCTTGCGATCTCGCAGACCGTGCTGTTTTTGGTAGTCAGGAAAAAGGGCTGTTTTTTCTGAACTGTGAGCCAGTCGCGCATTTTCTGCTCCTCGTTGGCATCGATCCGCCCGGTCATCAGATCGGTGTACTTGATCCCGGTCTCCAGGCTGAGCCGCTTGGCCATGATCTGCTGCTCGGACATCTCCAGGGATACAAACAGCACCGAGCCGTCACGCCGCGCCACGTTTTGCGCAATGTTGATGCCTAAGGTGGTCTTTCCCATGCCTGGACGGGCGCCGATGATGTAGACCTCGCTCTTGAACATCCCGCCGCCGAGCTGGCGGTCGAGATCTGCAAAGCCTGTCTTGCAGAAGGCCGCCTCCGGATCTTCGCGGACCTGTTCGTAATAGTCCAGGAAGCTGTCGGCCAGCATCTGCCCGTTCATGAGTGCGGTGTCGGTGGTCTTCAGCTGCTGGAGCATCTCCCATACTGTGGCCGCCTCTGCCTTCCAGTCGCCCAGGCTCGCGCGTTCAGCACTCTGAAGCAGCGTGTCGATGTAACGCTGACGGATCGCTCCGTCTTTCACCAGGTCGCAGTATGTCGAGATATTGTTCGGCGTTGTGGCGTAGACCATGCAATCGCCAATGAACTTGACATGATCACCGGGCGTTCGCTCAGACATCCTGTCTGCGATCACGACCGGGTCTATCGGCTCGCCGTTAATCCTCAGCTCCTCGATCACCTCAAAGGCCGTTCGGCAGATGCTGGACTCGAAGTCCTCAGCGGTCAGACCTGCCTTGTCGATCTCTTCCAGGATCTCGTCGATTCTCGTGTTCGCCAGGCAGACGGAGCCGATGACCGCGCACTCGTTATTAAACCGGGCCAAGCTCCTCCACCTCACTGTTCTCTGTTATTCGGTAGCGAATGCCGTCCCTGACCCACTCGTACCCCGGTGTTCCTGGGCGGGGAGCCGGAGGGCCTTTGAGCCCTTCCGGCGTACCCGCCTTATTATTTTTATTATGATTCTTAATATCGATATCCTTATCAGTATCGATATCAGAATCCTTATCTATATCTTGGTTTTGCGGTTTTGCGGTTTTTTCCCACCGCTGCAGAGTATCAACCGAGATTCCGAAATGCTCGGCCGTTTCTTTCTGCGTGTGATCCTTCCGGTAGGCTTTCCATTCCTCCGGCGGAATCCACCGCTTCGGCCTCCCTCCTTTTGCCCCGTTTTCCTTGTTCTTCTCGTACCGCTCGACCGATGCATCAACCACGGGGAAGATGTTGATCAGTGCCATCTGCTCCAAATCGCTCTGCGGCTCAGGTTCTGTTCCGTCCATCCGGTAGCGGAAGAGCTCTTTGAAGAACGGCCAGCGCCGATCCTCTGGCAGCATGTCGATGCTCTCCACGTAGCTCGGCAGCACGACGAAGCCGTCAGCCATCGTTTACCCTCCTTCCGTCAGCAGCCTGATAATCATCTCCCCGGTTTGATCGGGGCGGCAGAAGACCCAGCGCACGCCGTAACGCTCCGACATCGTCTCCATCATGCGGATCAGGCGCTTATTGGACACCGGAGGCGCCGGGATCTTGATCTGCTTCCCGTGCTTCCTCGCCGCGAGGGCGAATGAATACTTAGAGTAATATTCGTCCACCCTCGGGTTTTGCCAGTGCTCCACGTCGTCGAGACAGCTCTGGCCGTCCTCGTTCTCGATCAGGATATAGAGCGTCGTGCCGTCCTCCTGCGCCCGGATGCACTCGGCCCGGAATCGGTCATGATCCTGCACGAGGTTGCCGTAGACCTCGCCCATGCCCTGTTTCGTATCCACCGAGATCTTCGGCGCGATGATGTAGTCGCCGACGTTCAGTTTCTGACGTCGGAGGATCACGCCGTGCTCTTGGCAATACTGGGCAATGTTAAGATGCTCGCCCTTCTTCTGGCCCGTGTCCTCGATGATCGTCATGATCAGAACGGCAGCTCGCCGCCGTCGTCATCAATGAACGTGGCCGGAGCGGCTGCGGCTGGATTGACCGTCTTGGGTGCCGGCACGGTGAAGTCGCCGTCGCGGATCTGCGCCGCGGTCTTGAACTCGAAGGGCGCGATGCTCTTGCGGATGCTGCCGTCGCGGGCGACATACTCTTCCTCGCGGAACACGACGCCGATGCCCTTGTTGACAAGGGTCTGTTCGTTCCAGTTCCACTTATAGCCCTTGTTGGTGTCCTGCACGGCCTCAATGAATGCCTTGAAGAAGCCGATGCCCTTCTGGCCATAGAAGCGGTTGCAGCGGAGCGGCCAGAACCCGGCGCGCTCGGCGGTCTCCTGGGCGTAGCCCTTCCACTTGCCTTCGGCAATGTCGAACTCGATGTGCAGGAACTCCTTGTCCGGGTTGTCCTCCACATGCCGGATGATGCAGACATAGCCGTCCGCGCCCGGTCTCTCGAAGCTGCCAGCTGCCTGTACGTTCTCAAAGTCTTTGATCTGTTTCATGGTGATATATCTCCTTTTTAAGAATTGATGAATTCATCCGGCACATGGCCGATCGTTCCGGGGTACTCGACCAGCGGGCACCAGCGCCCGACCACACGGTCATCCAGGATATACTCGCCCGTCCTTCTGCACTGCTTGCGTGCGTAGGTTTCCAGAAGCGGGCAGAGGGCGCAGCGCACATCCTCGCCCGTGAAGTTGATGTCGACCCAGCGCTTCTGGTAGGTCAGACAGCTGCTTTCGTTTGCCATCTCATACCTCCTCAAAAATTGAATATTGTCCGACTAAGTCTGTGTCAGGCCTGTTTTCCCACTCTACGCCGATATAGTCCAGAACGCGCCCCCAGCCATATTTCTCACCGGTATTCTCATCTGTGCAACAGCGGTACATCCAGTATTCCCACTCTTTGGGATTGGCTTCACGCAAAAGATCAAAGCGGTGTGGTCGCTGTTCCATATGGATACCAAATCCGCACATCGAACAGCCCGTCCGCTGGGCCTTTGTTGTTCTCAGCGTCCCGTCTGGGTCTCTTACGATTTTCCCGTAGATTTCCGGGACAATGCTGTCAAGGTGAAAACGCTGGTCAGGGTTAAACTCCTGCCAGTGCGCCTGGTAATAGTCCTCCATCTCAAGCGCAAGCGTCAGTATGTCCTGCCGGTTGAAGATGGCAAATGGGGCTGAGCGCGTTGTACTTGCTCCAAAGTAATTGCACCCATGCATTCTCAGCGCCTTTGCCCTTCGTCCGCCCTCGGATGCCATCAGGCCAAGATATGGTACACTGTTATGCTCTTTTGCCCAGTCATCGCATGGCTTTTCCTTGAGATAGTAGCAGCATTTACTTGAGACCTTGAACGGCGCGATCTGATAATTGACGCCCTCCGCCTCATTCTCATAACCGGCGAATAATTCGAGCCACTTTTGTGCCATCTTCATGCGGCTGTTTTTCTGGAATCCGCCATATTCCCCAGTTTCGCCTGTTATAATCGCATGTCGTACAGTTTTGTTTTTCTCTGACGGACTTTGTAAGAGCTCAATTTTTGCCGCTATTTCTTTACTCAGCACCGGAAAGCCAAACTCTTGAATAATCGCCGGCTTCGCCCAGCGCTTTTTTGCTCCCGTTACCGGGTCAACCTCACGCACGGCGGATTGAAGCTTTTCAATGCCGAGTGCGGTGTGTACCCGCTGAATGCTTCGATCTTCCAGATAGCTCACGCTGATTCCCGGCGCGTCAATGTGGATCGAATGCAGGAACAGGAAAAGCACAATGCTGTCAAGGCCACCCACGGAAACATGATTGTTCAGATCACGCATACCGCATTCCGTGTCAAATTCACGGGCGCGGAATATGGCATGCTGCCTCTTTTGCGGGTATGGCATCTTTTCCTTTTCCATGAACGCGGCGATTTTTGCTGCTGTTCCTTCGCGTTCCATACGTTCAATAACGCTTTCCATCATAACCCCCAATACTCGCGGATCGCCGCGTCAACGATGGCCAAATCGTTCGGGATCTTCGGCTCGAACATTTCGGCCGGGCTCTTTGCAGTCGTGTAGCCGTCGCTCTGGGTGACGAAGAAGTGCTCGCCACCCTCGATCTCAGCCAGCAGGACGATATCGAAGCATCCCTCGACCGTCAGCTTCTCGTCCAGCAGCTTCCCGATCGTCTTGGCCTTCACTCTGCCGTCGGCCAGCTCGGTGTGGTGCAGGAAGTAGACGACGACGTCGTCCGGCACCTCCCGGCTGATGAAGTGGATCAGATTGCGGAAGTTGAGTGCCAGATCGGTGAACTTCTGGAATCCGGTCTCTTTCGCACGGTCGAAGAACTCATTGACCAGCAGATACTGGCTGTCGTCGATCACGTAGATCTTGAGCGTCGGCTTAGCCAGCGCTTTGATGATCTGGCCGTAGTTCGCGTTCTTGACGATCTTGAAGCCGTCCTTCTTGAACGGCAGCCGGTTCTTCTCGACGGAGAAGATCCCGACCTCGTCCGGGTTGAGGTTCTTGATGCTGTAGGTCTTGCCGGAGCCAGATTCGCCCATGATCAAAACAGGAACACCCATCAGCTTTTCCCCTCCTGATCTCTGGCCAGCTTTCTGACCCACTCTTCGGCCCATTCCTTCGCGTCCATGAGCCTCCACTTTTCCTTCAGCTCCACGCCGTCGCTCAGCACCCAGTAGCTCGTGTGATCCCAGGTGCCGATCCCGTTTGCGTGAGGAATGTGCCTTCTGCGGCTCTCAACCGTGATGCCGGTGCCGTGCAGCTTGTAGGTTGTCGTCGTGCCTTCGGAATTGACGCACCGTGCGACCAATGACCAAATCATCGCCATCTCAGCCCACCTCCTCCACGATCTGCACCCGGTCCTCGTGGAAGCTGGTGCCGAACGGGTAGTCCGGGCAGCCGTTGAGGTACCACATGCGGTTATCCGGCCGATACAGCCACGTGCCGGTGTAGAGTATGTCTTTCGCTCCGGGGAGCCGGGCCAGCAGCCGCATTGTCCCCTTGAACATCTTGTAGCCTTCGCAAATTAACATTTTCTTTCCTTCCTCCTTAGATTTTCCACTTGTCGATCAGCTGATCGAGCAGCCGCTGGAACTCAACAGCGGGCAGTCCGGCTGCCTTCCGGAGCAGCTCGTCCTTGTCGGCCTCATAGCCGCGAAGCCGTTCCTGATAGCTCATCAGAGTCCTCGGTTTCTTCGTCTTCTTCGTCATCGAGCTCCTCCTCAATTTCCTCAAAATCCGCGTCTACCCATGGCGGATATCCAGTGCGCATGATCGCGCTTATAATGGGATCGTCTGGGATTAATCTCACTCTTTCGCCCTCCAGTACCGTGTGCTGCTGCTGTTTACCCAGGTGTTTCGAAGCACGATCTCGTTGGGCGACCACTGCATGTACACGAAGTCGATGCCGCACGGCCGGACAGAGCCCTCACGCCACTTGAGCAGTTCCTCGCGTGCCACCTTGTACAAGCTCTCGAGCACGGGGTTCTCGTCGCTGTAGCCCATCCACTGCTTCGGCTGTGCCACCACCTCGGCGATGCTGTTGGCGTACTCGGGCGAGTCGACCCGGTTGAAGATGCACCAGCAGAGCGTCCGGAGGTCATCGGTGCTGTTGCCCTTCACGCCGTAGAGCACGCGGGCCAGATCCTCCGACTCTGCCTGCAGCGTTGCCTCGTAGGGATCAACCGGCATCCCGGCGGCCTCCGCGTCGCGCTGGGCCAGGAAGTCGTTGACGTAGCGCTCCTGCCAGGCCTCGTATTTCCTCGCGGCCTTGGCATCCGACGCCCTGGCGATGATCAGCGTGTACAGGATCACGCCCAGAACGATGAGAAGGTACTTCCCGGCAAGGCCGAAGATCCACAGATTTTTGGTGTCAATGGCTTGTAAAAGCCCTTTTCTAATGCTATAATTCATAAGTAGCTCTTTCCTTTCTTTGTTTGCCGTCTCGGTGTGCCACCACCGGGGCGGCGTTTTATTTTCGATTTTTCGTGATGTCGTTTTTCTGCCTCTTGGCGTTGCCCCAGTATCTGCGCTGCGGTTTTTCCACGTCCAGAAACATGTCTTCCCGCAGGATGCGCTCCTCGGATGCCTTCCGGATCTTCTCCAGCTCAGCCTGGAATGCCTTGTACGGTTCGCAGCTGCTGTGGCAGCCGATCGTCCGGAACTCGCAGTCCTTGCACGGCGGTGTGATCATCCGCTCACCTCCCCGCGCATAAACCGCAAAAATGCGGCCTTCGGGATCTTCACCCTCCGCCCGGCCACGATCACCGGGAAGCCCAGCAGCTCCGGCCGCTCCACCGCCTGCCCGTGGATCGTCGCCGGGTTGGCCATCAGGATCGGCGCCACGTCCGCGCAGGTCAGGATCTCCTTCGGCAGGGCCTCCAGCTCGTTCAGTGTCATGCTCCTTCCTCCTCTGCTGCTTCCAAGATGATGATGTCCGTAATCGGGATATCTAAGGCCTTTGACAGCCGCACGACAATTACCACGTCCATCTTCTTCTGCCGTTCTCCAGCCTCAATCAGGGAATAGTAGGATTCCGTGATTAAAAGCTTCTCGGCAAGCTGCGCCATCGTAAGGCCCTTCTCAATCCGCTTTTCTTTTAGCCATTTCCGCATTTTTTCACCTCCTATTTCTTGACATTCTGTCTTGCGCTCTACATTTTGTAAAGCTTGATGTTAATATATCACGACTGTACAATTTGTCAAGTCTTTAAGCTAAATAAGACAACAAATCGTACAGTCGTAATCTATTGTTTCCTTCTTGACATTTTGTCAAGTGTATATATAATTGGTGTTGAGGAGG